CATTGGCTGAAATAAGAGCGAAGTTAAAATCTCAAGAAGTGAATCGCTCCACTTCATCAACAGGCGGAGACAACGCCATCTATCCACACTGGAATATATCAGAAGGTTCTGAAGCAGTAGTCAGATTCTTACCTGACAGGGACGAGAACAACACATTCTTCTGGACTGAAAGAAACATGATCAAACTACCTTTCGCAGGTATTAAAGGTCAGACTGATTCAAGACCAGTTACAGTGCAAGTACCGTGCATGGAAATGTATGGAAAAACTTGTCCAGTACTGACAGAAGTCAGACCGTGGTTCAAAGACAAGAGCATGGAGGACATGGGTAGAAAATATTGGAAAAAGAAAAGTTATATTTTCCAAGGTTTTGTGACAACAAATCCGTTAGCAGAGGACACAACACCTGAGAATCCAATCAGAAGATTTATAATTGGACCTCAGATCTTTAACATAATCAGAGGAGCATTGATGGATCCAGAGATGGAAGAAATGCCAACTGACTACGTAAAAGGTGTTGACTTTAGAATTACTAAAACAACTAAAGGTGGATACGCTGATTACTCTACATCAAAATGGTCAAGAAGAGAACGTGCATTAGATGAGGCAGAGAGAGCCGCAATCGACAAGCATGGTTTACATAACTTAGGTGACTTTAGACCAAAAGAACCAACAGAAGCAGAAGTGAAAATAATCAAAGAATTATTTGAGAAATCTGTTGAAGGTGAGGCTTATGATCTAGAGCAGTATGGACAGTACTTCAGACCAGCAGGCGTGGCTTACCAAGGTAAACCACAGGTAGCAGTACCAACAGCATCGGCTCCAGCGGCGCCAGTAACAGAGGCGGCTCCAGCGGCGGCTCCTGTAACTGAAACTGCACCGGCTCCACAGCCAGCGGCGGCTACGGCTCCTGCAGGTGACAGTGCCAAGAGAGCAGAAGACATCTTGAAGTTGATTAGATCAAGACAGGCAAAATAATCTGACATTTACCAAGGCCTTGATATTGACTATTAAGGCCTTGTGTAGTAATATAATAAAATGAAAAAGAAAATACAAAAGGCTGTCGAATGGATATTGTACAAACAAATACCCGCATGGGTGTTAATTGTTGCAGTTATCCTTTGGATAGTATTATAGGAAAAACAAAATGACAAAAGTGTTTGACGCGACAAAATTTAGAAAGAGTATTACGAAATCAATACAAGGACTAGGTATTGGTTTCAGTGATCCAACAGACTGGATATCAACGGGTAATTACGCATTGAACTATTTGATGACCAGTGACTTCAACAAAGGAATTCCCCTAGGCAAAGTAACAGTACTTGCCGGTGAGTCTGGTGCGGGTAAATCTTACATAGCATCAGGCAACATTATTAAAAACGCACAGGATCAAGGTATATTCGTTATACTAATTGACACAGAGAACGCACTAGATGAACAGTGGCTACAAGCATTGAAAGTGGACACATCAGAGGACAAACTTATGAAATTAAGTATGTCCATGGTCGACGATGTAGCAAAAACTGTTTCAGAGTTCATGAAAGGTTACAAAGAACAACACGCAGACAACAAAGAAGGTGCACCTAAGGTACTATTTGTCATAGACAGTTTGGGTATGTTGCTGACACCAACAGATGTGAATCAGTTTGAAGCAGGTGAGATGAAAGGTGACCTAGGTAGGAAACCTAAGGCCTTGACAGCACTTGTAAGGAACTGTGTTAATATGTTTGGTAGTTGGAACGTAGGTCTTATTGCAACCAACCACACATACGCATCACAAGATATGTTTGATCCAGATGACAAGATATCAGGTGGACAAGGATTTATCTATGCATCAAGCATTGTTGTTGCAATGAAAAAATTAAAACTAAAAGAAGACGAAAAAGGCAACAAAGTAAGTGACGTCAGAGGTATAAGGGCCGCTTGTAAAGTTATGAAAACAAGGTATGCTAAACCTTTCGAGGGCGTACAAGTTAAGATTCCATATGACACAGGCATGGATCCATACAGTGGACTCGTAGACTTGTTTGAGAAAAAGGGCCTGCTTGTACAACAGGGTAACAGACTCAAATACATAGATTCTAAAGGCAAGGAACACATAGAGTTCAGAAAAGCATGGGTAGGTGATAAATTAGATATGATAATGGCAGAGTTCAAAGAAACTGCACCTACAGAAGAAATAGAAGAGGACGTTAAAGAATAATGATAGACTTTACACATGAAGACATAGAACGCCTATGGAACTCTATAGTTCACTATGTGCCGGAAAGATCTAAACTTGATGCGGCCATCGACTTTATTAAAAGTTTAGAGGACATTGGTGTTGAACATGACGAAATAAAAGCGTCGGCCGAATACGATCCTAAGTTAGAAGAAGCAATTAACACTGTGTTCGAGGACGAAGAAGAGTCAGACGGATACGGCGAAGATGATTAATTGGTACAACGAAGTCAGCAGAAGTTTAGACAAGATCCCTAATTGTGTAGCGTTCTTTGAAAAAGAATTACAAGAAGCAAAGAAGCAGTGTAAAATTTATGGAAATCTAGAGAGGGCAAGTGCGGCATTGCCTGGCATAGTTGAAGAGAGATTTGGTCAACTGCAACAATTAGAAGCAATACTGGAATACCTAAACATAGAACTTAGAAGACTAAGGTCCAAAACATTCAAAAAATTTTTAGAAAACTATAACAGGGCTCTTTCAAGCAGAGACGCAGAGAAATATGTGGACGGAGAAGACGACGTAGTTGACTTAACAAAAATTGTAAATGATTTTGCACTAATAAGAAATCAATACTTGGGTATCACCAAAGGCCTGGACCAGAAACAATGGCAAATTACAAACATTGTCAAACTGCGTGTAGCGGGAATGGAAGATGCCGACATCAAATAACAGAATCATACTCACAGACGTTGATGGAGTTTTGTTGGAATGGGAACACCATTTCACAAAATGGATGTTGCAGAGAACACTTTTTGATGAACGCGGGGCAAGATATCATCCATATAGATTATTACCCGACAAACAGAACACATACGAAATGGCGGAAAGATTTGGAATTACGGTTGCAGAGATAAGAAAACAAATCAGAGAATTCAATAGGAGTGCATGGATGGGAACACAACGACCTATGCCAGATTCACAAACATGGGTAAAGTTATTGGCCGCTGAAGGTTGGACGTTCATTCCAATAACATCTCAGACTTCTGACAAGCCAGCACAGGAACTTAGAAAGCGTAGATTAGGTGAACTGTTTGGCGACCATGTGTTTGTCAATTACCATATATTAGGCACAGGAGCAGACAAAGATTCAGCGTTAGCGGAGTTTCACGGTACTGGACTATATTGGGTAGAGGACAAGCCTACCAACGCTTTAGCAGGGCTCAAATACGGTTTAAAGCCTATATTAATAGACCATCCATATAATCAAGATCTACAGCACCCTGAAATATTACGTGTAAGTAATTGGCAACAGATACACAAACTATTATCAGGAAGAGCATGAAGATTTACGTAGGCCACGATAGCAGAGAAGATATAGCATACCAAGTGTGTGAACACAGCATTAAACGTAGAGATCCTTCAGCAGAAGTTATTCCCCTTAAACAAAAACAGATGAGAGATACAGGACTGTACACAAGACCCGTGGATAAATTAGCATCGACAGAATTTACTTTTACAAGATTTTTCGTGCCATACATGAATGATTTCAAAGGTTGGGCAGTGTTTTGTGACTGTGATTTCCTCTGGAAGATCCCATCGCATGAACTTGCAAAATACTGTGACAACTCGAAAGCAGTTGTTGTCGTGCAACACGACTACACTCCAAAGGAAACAACAAAAATGGATGGACAGGTTCAGACCGTGTATCCAAGAAAAAATTGGTCAAGTATGGTTTTATGGAACTGTGAACATCCAAAAAATAAAATCCTCACACCTGATCTACTAAACGAGGAATCTCCAAAATTTTTACATAGATTCAGTTGGCTAGATGACAACGAGATTGGATCGCTTCCGTTGGAATACAACTGGCTTGTTGGTTGGTATAAACAACCCCAAGATGGCACACCAAAAATACTACACTACACGGAAGGTGGTCCGTGGTTTGACGGATACCGAGACTGTGAATACGCAGACGATTGGAAGAAAGAGTTAATAAATCTCTTCAGTTCTTAATGTATTGGAACAAATTAATAAAGAATCACTATTTTGACACGCCGGTTGCACACATATACACTGCAAACCTGTTTGACGTCAAAAGGTATGATGTCTTGTATGAAAACCAAAACAACCTCACACACCAAGAATGGAAAAATTTTAAAGACGAATTTCAAGTAAATTTTAAATTAAGAGAAAAACTACAGGACGTAGATTTTGGACAAAATGTAATTTGCTTATGGTTTTTCAAAGAAAGAGCAGACAGCACCATTTCCTACATCTCTGTAAATGGTAAACAACTAAAATATGCCCCTAACACTTTTTTCATAACTAAATCCAAAGACATAAAATTTGTTAAGACAAAAAGAACATACAACAGGAATCCAATGTTTCAGATAGAAATGACTACTGAAAAATTTGATGAAATTTGTGAGAGATTGAAATGACGCAGGGTAAAAGGTTTTTAGATCAATGTGTTAGTTCACCAGTGCAAACTGATCCGTGGCCACATCAAATTATACAGCAGACGTTTGACGAATCTGTTTTTGAAAAACTAAGGCAACAATGTCAAGACAATCTAATGGATGTGACCGGAGAACTTATTCATATATTTCCTGATCAATTTGAAGACCATGGCATAGAGTTTTATGATGAAACTGTTGATATATGTCAAAATCTTTACGACAACATCCAACAGATACAGGGCGTGTATCCAAATTATAGACAATATTCAAATCTTGGTATCAATGCACACATCAGTGTTACTCCTCCGTTGCCATACAAATTTCATATACATCAAGAAGGTCTTGAAAAAACTTGGAGCTCGGTAACTTATATCACACCCAAAGACAATGTTGGAACTAAAATGTACAATGCTAAGACCGAAGATAGTTTTGTTAAAGAAGCAAAATGGGAACCAAACTCAAGTTTTATATTCTGTGGACAACAAGGTAAAACTTGGCATTCATATGAAAGCAATCAAAATACCAATAGAATAACTTTTAATTTATTTGTAATGAAGCACAGATCTAAGAAGTGCTTTTTTCCTTTATAAACTTTGCAAGTCTATCCACATCTGTATACAAGTGCGTACCTCGTACTCTCTCCCAAACATAGTTGTCTCTCAGATTGATGTTGAGGTTAGACCTTATTTGTTTACCTGCATTGTCATTGGTGATTTTCTTAACTTTGAACTCGACTGTTGGCAAGTAAAGGCATCTATTAATTTTCCTTGCAACTTTTTGTGTATAGGAATCTACGTACCAGTGCCAAAAAAAAACCGGTGCGAGATAACCTAAAGTGTTTGTCCAATTTTTATGCACTGCAAAGTGTGCCGCTCCCAACGGCTCATCGCCCCATAATCTTGTTTTATCGCCCAGCCTTTCTACATTCTTTTTACGGCCATCCGAGGGAACAACCATTAGGATTTTATCGTCAAACTTATCTATTTCGTCTACGATCAGTTGATCCCAATCCTTTGTGTTGACTTGAACATCATCGCCCATTAACATCACAACATCATTAGATGCCTTCTCACACATCAAATTCCAACTAAAACATGTGGACTGATTTGGACCTATTGTGTAATGTTTCTCATCGAGTAGGTCTCTATATTGTTCAAGTTTCTCATCATCGTCATTGAGATAAAATAAAAATTCTGTGTCATGTTTTTGTGTGGCAGTGGCAGTATCAACTAATCTTTTTGCTAGTTCAGGTCTGCCTCTTGATGGACAACAGAAAGAAATCATATCAATTTCTTCTTCCAAGTATCTGGTGTTTGATCATTTATAATTTCTAATGGTAGGTGGTATTGGAATTTTTTTGTGCCTCTTGTTCTGATATACTCTGCTGTCTTTTTAACCGACTGTCGCATATTGGTTGCTGTGTTATAACCTAATAATTCTCTTGCTTTGTCTGATGAACATACTGCTAGTTTGACCTCTTTGGGCCTGTCTTTGTGATGTATAGGATCAAGATTGACTCCAGTTTCGTTTGCACAGGCCTCCGCCAACTCATTGATTGTAATAGGTTCTTCATCTGGACCAATATTAATTACTTCCCCAACTACATTGTCTTGGAACGCGAGTGCATTCAAACAATATAAACAATCATCTATGTAACTAAAACATCTTTGTTGCTCTCCGTCTCCGTATATGATTGGTTGCTTACCTTGTAACATTCTGTTCAACATTATAGACATAACGTTTCTAAAAGGGTCATCATACTTTTGTCTTGGTCCAACAATGTTGTGTGGAACAGCGATTACATACTCAACTCCGTGGGTTTCACATAAATTTCTAAGAACATCTTCCCCGGCCTTCTTGGCAATACCGTATGGATCTTGGGGACGACACTCGTAAGTTTCTTTGTATGGCATCTTATCATGATGTCCATATCTTGCCATGCTTGAACAATACACAATACGTTTAACTTTATTTCTTATTGCCGCAGTAATAGTTGTTACTGACGCTTCAAATATATTTCTTGTAACAAGTACAGGAGAGAATACACTCAATCCTTCATAAGCCGTAGCCGCTGTGTGATACACTATGTCACAGCCTTCCATTGCCTTAGTCAAGTTTTCTAAATCACAACAGTCAACTTGATGGAACTCAACATCTTGAGGCACATTGTCCGTGTAACCACCTATCATGTTGTCGTTCCCGGCCACAGTGTGACCTTGCGATAACATTAAATCTGCTAAATGACTACCTAGGAAGCCGGCAACTCCGGTAATGAAAATTTTCATAATTTTATTTAAGATCCTTGTAATGTTCGCTTAAAAAATTAATGTCATCTCTGTACAAGTGTTTGATTCTTTCGATTTGTTTTTGATCAAAATATTCGTTACCTGTTACTTTTCTGCCTCTTCTTAGATGATTTTTATTGGCGTACCCTCTATTAAATAATGGAAAATCCTTTTGAACTATTTTATTGTTTGAGAGTACATCTTCAAATTTGTAGATATGGTCAAATTTAGCATTCTGTTCTTCTAGCCAATATACCTGTGGCAAGTAATTAGATCTGTGGTTGCCACCTTCAAACTCATCAAGCATGTCATCTATGCTTTTCCAACCATGTTTTTTTGCAGTGTCCTTAACCTCACTGAACCACACCCAACTGCTGAGTGCCCTATCCACTGGATGCCTAACCATTGTAACAATCTTATGACCCCGGTGATCGTATTCTATCTTTTCTAGTTTCTCTAGTATTCCGGACAGTCTTCCATGCTTACCACACTGAACACTTTTGTTATTAGATTTGTTTAACAATTTTTCCCCACGTAGTACACAAGGGCCTATTCCCTTAGCACTATTCCACGCATAACTGAACCAACTACCGCCTGTCCTTGGTATATGCACGAATATTATTTTTGATTCTCCGTCAATCTGCACGATAGTATACCTTATCTGGCCAATGTTCTAGCAAAAGTTTATAGCCGTTTTTGTGTAATAGATCCATACACTCTTGATTGCTACTGCCATACTTTCCGGTGTTGCTATTCAGTTCGATCATCACATATGTGTTTGTTTGTAAAGTTTTTTCAGCACCTTTCAGCACTTCCATCTCATACCCCTCAACATCTATTTTGATTACATCTACATCGCTAAGATTAAGACTGTCTACTGTGATCATAGGTATTTCACCGTCGCCAATTACTCTCTTTGCCTGAGTGAAGTCGTCATCGGACAGTGATATCATCTTGGTATCAGATCCAACTGCTAGTTGATGTGTTTCGATGTCATCAGCAACGTTTTTCACAAGACAGGTATAGTGAACTGGATCAGGTTCGAATGCCACCACTCTGCCACAATATGGATTCATAGCCATACTCCAAGTGCCTACCCAGGCACCTATGTCTAGTATGTGATTGAATTTTTTGTTGTTTGCTTCGCAGTATGCAATAAATTTTTCCAAACATTTATTCTGCGTAAAAGGTTGACCAGACTTCCAGTCATTTATATGCACATCATTGCTTGGCACCCAAAAATTATTTACTTTTTCAATTTTCATTTACAAAAATATAGTTGTGTTCTTCTTCGTTACGCTTGTGTTTTGATTCTAGTTTGAATCCCAAAGCACAAATCATGTCTACATAATTGATGTGCTTGTTTTCGATTTCAACTAGAAGTCCTTTACAATTTCTAAATACCTGCATCGATCCTTCTATAACTTTGTCTTCGAAACCGTCCACGTCTATCTTGATATAATCCGGTTGGGGTAGTATTTTCCTTTCTACTAAAAAATTCAATGGCATTTGTGTGCATCCATGGTAATATTCTCCTTGCTCACCAACCTTGTTATCGGCCACACCTTCGTGCATGTTCTTAACATTGATTGTAGAAAGGTCGACCTTATCACTAATTGCAATACTGTACGCATGACATTTTGTCAAGTTGTTAAGATTAATGCTATCTAGTAGATTTTTGTAACTGGAGGCGTGTGGTTCAAACGCATACACAGTGTTGCCTTTTATCACTGAACTGTATAATGAATAGATACCTATGTTTGCACCAATGTCAAAAAAAACACTGTCTGTTTCAAAGTTGTTGATCCATTTTATAGTTTCTGGTTCTTTGGTCAACATCCTGTCCATCCTATTTTTAATATATGTTTGCTGTCCCTTATTGTTTGCAAAAATAATTTTTTTATTTCCAATGGGAAATGAAAATGATTCTGAATCATAAAATTTTAATTTAGGCATTACAATATTCCTTTGTCCATCAGTATCTCTACTGCCCGTCCGTTCTCAAACTCTTCTGGAGTGAACTGCTGGTATGCTAAACTGTACAACCAAGGTTCAGGGCCGCCGTAATACGGATTTTCTATATCTGACAGTTCTACGTTACCAACATCCACAGCAAAACTCTTATTGTCACAAAAAACAGGTATTCCTTCACATATGGCTTCCACAGCCGCTATCGAGCAACTAGTGACAACACACCATGCCTCTTTTAGGTCCTCGGATAGGGGTACCTTGGCCTCACTCGGTCCTGATGTACCCCTGCCCCTAGGCTTGTGTCGAAGTTTGATAGGTCTGTCTGTGTACCTTTTAATCTGCTCTATAATGTCGTTAGTCCAATTAGGTTTGTCCAAATAATGATTGATGCCAGGAGAACTAGGACATACTAACACGTGCTTTCCAGCAAAGTTTGGTGCTTTAATTTTCATTCCAAATTTTTCAAATCTGTCAGCCTTACAGTCTTTTATATAAGGAACGTGTATTGCATTTTTGCATAGACGCCAATAATGATTATGAGGTTTGAGATTCTCATTATCAAATCTTCCAAAGTACGGAGTATCAGTAAACCAGAAGTTATGATTACGTGCCTCTAATTTTTTAACCATTTCTAAGTTGTTATTGACAAATCCCCAGAACATGCTGTTGCTTACAGGCTCCGATTCAACTGCGTTATCAAGTTTTGTTATTTGATCAGGCCATGACTTTTGTACGCCGTTGAAAACTTCCCATGCTTTGCTTTTTGTATTACTAAATGGTGCGTAGATTGTTAGCATCTATGTATTCCTTTAAGAGCGTTGCCCATTGTTCGTGTCCTTGTGTGCTTGGATGAGGATCATCATTACTGATAGTAAGTTTATTTTCTAAAACATAATCTATATGGCTCGAGTCTGGCCTAAAAAATCTATCTTTGTTTATTTTGCTATACAACAATTTAATGTCCTCATTTTTAATTTTTGCGTCAGAGATTGTATGGTAAATCAGATATGGATATTTTTTCTTCTCAAAATAATATTGTAAATTTAAAATGTTATCAATTGATTCAATCTGCGTCATCTGATCTACGTCCGCACCAGTACGCATCAAGTACTTCCAAAAAGTCTTACATTCAGGGTCCTTGTTTGGACTGTAAGTTCTCCACGTGGTGGCCATACTTGGAAATTTGTGCCTCTTGTACCCATCACTCGTTGGATAATCGATCCTGGTGCCTGAACTAGACCCTATCAGGAAAAAACATTTTTCAGCAATGTCTGGATACTTTTCACACCATACTTTTGTTGTGAAACTTGTCCTCTTGTTACCTCGGCCTCCACCTGCAAGATTAACAGCAATCTCCAAATCCATCTTCTTTGCCAGTTCAACGCCACAATGTGTATCAACACCCTGCTTAGGACGAAAAGTCAAAAACGAACAACCATTTAGGAACAATTTGGACACAGTCATGATATAATTATACACTAGTTATAGGTAATATGCAAACAGTTCAAAACATTCAGGACATCAAATATTTCACCAGCCAATGGGACATTGTTGACCAAAGTTTCGACTACAGCATACAGTGGGATAAATTTGGCATTAAAAATACTTACACCAGTTTACCAACCTTCGTAGCCGACTTCAGTAATTGTAGCGTCAATTCTTTGCCTGTGTTGGTAACCGAAGATAGGAAATTAATCACTAACCATGCATGGCCACTTATTTCAAAATATCGTGACAGGCCTCACAAAGTCCATGACATGTTCAAGGAATGGGGCAACCAAGTAGACATAAACATGCCACCTATCACACAACAGTTTAATGGTAGTTGGAAGTACGTATGGTTACCAATCGATGAGTATAGTTCTGAGAATCCATGGCATATTTGGATGGACATCATATCTAAATTTAGACTGATTGAAAAACGTTGGAGCACTAATTTTGAAAAATATGTATTCATACTTGCTAACAAGAGTGATTATTTTGACAAAGTTTGCAAGACTTTCTTTCCTGATTTAAGATATCTCGTGATGCCTAAAAATGAAACCTGGCGTTTTCAACATTTGATAGTGCCGTCAATGAGCAACTACAATGACGGAATACTTACTCCTCATATGCCATTGTGGATCAAACATCTTTCCAATTTAGTCAAAGAGAAAGACACAAAGCCTCATAGAAAAATCATCATCACAAGAGAAAATGCATCTAACAGAAACATTAAAAATAAAGAGCAAATGTTAATGGCACTAAAAGGATGGGAAACAATAGATCTCGAAACACTCAATATCAAAGAACAAGTGCAACTGTTTGCTGAAGCAACTCATATTGTTTCACCACACGGTGCAGGTCTCACTAATTTGTTATGGTGTGAACCAGGAACCAAAGTGATAGAATTAACACATGAAGCATTTTTTGGCAAGAAAGTTTATCCGGTACTGTCACATCATCTTAAACTAGAACATAGTGTCTTACTTTGCGATACAGTAAAGATAGCAGGCAAAAAACCTAAAAATAAAAAATTAAAAGATATGGTAGATCTTAAGATCGATATTACTAAATTAATCGAAATGCTTGATTAGTCAGGCAAATGTTCTAAGTCAACTATTACTTCTGGAAAGATGCCTTTCAATTTAGGCCATATGGCAACACCTTTCTTGTGTTTCTTTCCTCCAGCACAGTGTAAGAAATTAACTCTATCGTAGTTAAACCTTTCACCATTATTTTTGAAGTTGTACATCCTATTCATATCCAACAATGGAACTTCACTGTCAACTATGCAGGAGTTTAAGAACATTCCATCGTCAATCCTATCGTCCGTTACATCTTTATACTTTTCTATCCATGGCAACATGAATTGCGTGTTTTGTTTATTAAGAATCATTACTCCAGGTTGCACGAACCTTTTTGATATCACTTCGCCTGTGTATCTGTCTGCTATAGGATTAACCCGTTGGTTAAATTTTGCATCCGCTGGTGAGGCCTCTCTGAATTTTGGATAGTAACAAGTTTTTAGATTGGTATCTATTGATGGATATTCTGCAAATATATTTGGTGCGTGTGGTAACGCAATCACATCACTGTCTACGTACATTATTTGATCGTACTTGTCCCACCAAGATCTATCCATCCATAAGTCGAATCGTTCCCATGTTGGATGTTTAAATCCTAACTTTGGTTCGGTAATTCTTAAATATTCTAGGTCGTGTCTCTTGCAGTAGAGTTTAAAACTGTGCCTGCTGTATTCTTCCATTGGACTTGGTTTCAAATTATTGAACTCCGGTTGCGAATACTTTCTAATGTCTATATAATATTGTATAACCAAGTTTCTCATCGATAACTATTTACGATTATGTTTTATTGTGTACGAACAGAAAGAGCCAACACCGAAAAATACATAGAATCAATGGCTAGAGGGGCCGGAGGTCAAATAGTAAGTTACCAAGAAGCCATGAAGGAAGACTGCACAAAGGTTGCATTCATGGGAGTGCTACGTGGGACTAACATAGTCTACAACTGGGCAAAACAAAACAAAAAAGATTTTTACTACATAGACCGACCTTATTGGGGAGAAAGTAGAGGCACACCCTATTGGATGAGATGTGTTAAAAATGAACATGTAAAGACAACACACGCGGAAACTCCAGACGACAGGTATAAAAAATTTTACAAAGGTGATCCAATAAGACCATATCATAAAAACGGAAAATACATATTAGTTGTGCCGCCTAGTCATAGCATGGCACTACATTTTAATGCCCCAGATTGGTTAGATGCAACCTTGGCAATATTAAAAGCAAACACAGACAGAGAAATAATAGTAAGAGAAAAACCTTACAATCCAAAAAGTTATATAGATGAGCAAGGTAGGATGTTGCCAGGGCCTAGCGAAAACAAACAACCAGAGAAACCTTTTGAATGGGATCAAGTACATGCTGTGGTTACTTTCAACAGTTCTATAACAATAAAAGCATTACACAACGGAGTGCCATGTTACAGCAATTTTGAAAATCCTTGTGGACAGATTTGCGAATCAGATTTTAGTAAAATAGAAACTCCAATGTACGCTGACAGAGAGCCCATATTTAATAGCCTTGCTTACGGTCAGTTTACACAGGAGGAATTCCGGAACGGCTACGCATTAAGGATACTAGATGGACGTTGAAATTTTTAGAAGAACTGTCAAGGATCGTAGGCGAGGTGCAAGTTACGAACTGTTGCAACATATGGCAGAAGGCATTCGTGCATGTGGAGACAATCCTGTAATGGTCAATGAACACAAGACCGGCGAGTGGACTTCAAACGAAATGGAACCTACCGCTAAAGTAGGCTGTATGTTTGGTTATGGCGGTTCAAATCAAATGCACCACACAAAAGGAAGAAGAAGAGATTTAGTCGAACGTGCAAAGAAAAAAGGCATATACATTATTACATTTGATGGAGGAATATTATCAAGTTTTGGTAACACCATTACACATCCTAAACACCATTGGCGTGTAAGTTTATATTCACCAATGAACAATGGAGACTTTTTAAGTGATAACAGTCCTAGTGATAGATGGGATATGATGAAGTCTTTATGGAATGTTAAACACGAACCATGGAGGAAATCCAACCAGGACGACCCAATACTTTTTGTTCTACAACCAAAAGACAACTGGAGCATGAATGAATTGGATCCTATAGATTGGTTTATGGGAGTGTATGAAAAGTTAAGGCCTATAACCGAACGTAAGTTTCTGATTAGACCGCATCCTAATCACATGGCGCAAATGATTAACAGGAAAAATGAATTTCCAGAAGACTGTGAATTACTCGAGGGCAAGGCCCATTGGGTTGGAGATGAGAAAAAGTATTACAGATTCAACTTCCAAGAAGCAATAACTAATGTACATGCTGTTGTTACTCACAATTCTACTGCCAGTATCGACTCTTGCGTTCGTGGAATCCCTACCTTTGTTACCTCAGATCTTGCACTTTGTTGGCCAGTAGCAAATCATAATCTAAATAATATTGAAACACCCGAATACCCCGATAGAACTCAGTGGTTGCATGATCTTGGATATAAGCAATGGACAGAACAAGAAATCAAAGACGGGACAGTGTTTCAACGTTTCAAACAGAAGTTGGGATTATAATGTGTGGTATATACGGCATCACTGATCACGACCCAACACTAATACAAAACTACATCCGCACTTGTAGTCACAGAGGACCAGATGGTGAGAAGGTATGGTGGGATCCAAATCACAAACTCACATTGGGACATAATCTACTGAGTATAATGAGTGATCCAAAATTATCAGTACAACCATGGAAAACGCCCGCAGGTAATTGGTTGATCTACAACGGCGAAATATTCAACTATTATGAATTAAAAGAAAAATATTCAGACTTTGCTGGCATCACAGGTTGTGATACAGAATTGTTAGCCTGGGGTTTGGACACATACGGTCTGGATTTCTTAGACGAGATTGATTCTATGCACGCCTTTGCGTACTACAAAGTAAATTCAAATGAACTATGGATTAGTAGAGACCATGCTGGGATCAAACCTTTGTACTATGCTGAAATTAAACAAGGATTAATATTTGGCAGTGAAATCAAAGGAATGTTAGATCACGTGCAAGGTAGCAGGAACATAGATCCGTTGGCATTTAGTTGTATGGCACACGTTGGAGTCAACGTTACCGAAAACACATTTTTTTCAAATATTAAAAAATTATTGAGCGGAGAAACAATCATATATGACCTCGCAAACAAACGTATCAAACATAAAAAAAGAAATCTAATAATACCAACAAACAACAGTAAGTTCGACCCAGAAGAGTTTCGTGCCGTAACCAGAGACAGTGTAAAGATGTGTAGCATTGGGAGAAGAAAGATAGGTATATTTTTAAGTGGTGGACTAGACAGTGGAATGATAGCATATGAACACAGTCAACTGCACAAAGAAACAAACACCTACACAAACAAAATGGAGCCAAACATAATATGGAGAGAAGACGATCATAATGACGACCATAACAAGGCTCTTGAACTTGCAAACCAGTTTAATTTCAATCACAAAATAGTAACGATGACTCCGCAACTGCTGAAGCAGTTTTGGCAAGACAGTATCTATTACATGGAACAACCTGTATACAATCCTTCAATGGTGATGTATTATTACACAAATAAGGTGCTGTCTGAAGATGGCATTGTTGTAACATTGGCCGGAGACATGGGAGACGAGGTACTGGGCGGATATCCAAAATACTGGAAACTAAGAAATAAATCCGTAAAGTCTTGGGAGGAACTAGTCGCGGCATGGATGAACAGAATCAAGCGTCCTATTGCTGTTTCGAATTACCCAATTGACAGAAATGAATTAACAAACTATCTAGTGAATAATTTACCTAGCGAACTGTACAACTCAGACGACCCTGTTAATTCTTACATGGCACTGGATTGCGTAACACAGGTTCCGGAAGAATTTTTTATACGTAACGATACCTACGGCATGGCCTTTAGTATGGAGGGGCGTTTTCCTCTAGCAACTAAAAAATTCATGAAGTACGGTTTGAGTATTCCATCTAACCAAAAGATTGGAAGGAACAAATCAGATACAAAACTTCTAAGTAAAAAAGCCTATGCTAAAATATTCCCTGATACTATTGTAAACAAACACAAAACTGGTTGGACTGCACCTATTAAAGGTTGGATACAGGATGAAAATGTCGCAAAAGACTATTACCAAAAACAAATAAATCAAGATGATTGTTTAAAAAATGTGGTTGTCAGAAGTAACGAGACCACAAAAGCGGCGATACCAGCATGGATAATGAGAGAATGGGCAAATAAATTCAACATGAATTTCACAAGTAAATATTAGCAGAATGAAAATTAAAGTAATAACATCATACAAACCAGGCACTTGGGACGCATACGCCAAAAAAGGAATAGAGTCGATGGCACAGCAATTTCCCAAGGAAATAGATATAGTCGTGTATGCAGAAGAGCCTAAACCTCAGTGCAACTTTGATCGAATAACATGGATAGATCTTAACTCAGCAGAACCCGAACTGTTTAAATTTAAGAATAAACATCAAAATGACCCTGTTGCAAACGGAGAACTAACTGAGATTCCTGGTGGGGTAAGAAGGCCTGCCGCTCTACAGACAAAGGGCGGTAAAGATAAAAACAAAGGATCATATCTCTGGGCGGCGGTACGTTTTGCCAACAAAGTTTTCTGCGTAGTCAACGGAGTCAGGAATTCACAAGAGTATGATTATGTCGTTTGGATCGACGCAGATACATTCAGTTTTAGACCAATACCTTTTGACTTTTTCAAAAAATTATTGCCAAGCAACACTATGGTTACCTACCTTGGTAGAGAAAATCCAAAATTAAATGATGGTGGCAAATATCCAGAATGTGGATTTGTTGGTTACAATATGAACCATCCTGAAATACAAAACTTTGTTAATGAATGGGAACAACTATACGTCACAGATGAGGTTTTCAAATTACTGGAGTGGCACGACAGTTACGTATTTTGGCATCTAACAAAGAAGTACAGAGAGCAAAAAAATATAGAAGTAAACGATATTGGATATTGGATTGGTGTCAAAGGACACCATGTGTTTGTAAACAGTGAATTGGGACTGTACATGGATCACATGAAGGGTAAACGTAAGAAGACCGGTACTAGTGGACGTAATGATCTTCGTGCTAATCCTAATGCTCCTGTAGATGTTTTCTCTGTTGATTATTGGAAAAAAGCACCACCCACGACATGAAAATAAGTTGTTTCACAGATTACGGGCCTTTGAATTCGAAGCCCGTCTTTACTGCATTGTTGAATAGTATGAAACGTTCTGGCGATACAGTACTTGTCAACAACGATGACGGGCAATGTGATGTGTCAGTGATATGGTCAGTGTTATGGCAAGGCAGGATGGCCAAATATAAAAACATATGGAACACATATCAGCAAAAAAACAAACCAGTTATAGTGGTCGAAGTAGGTGGAATAAAACGTAACGAAACTTGGAAAATTGGCATCAATGGAATCAATCGTGAGGCAGATTTCGCAAACGAACAAGTAGACGGTGCCCGTTGGAAAAAATTTAAATTAGAACTAAAGCCATGGAACCAAACAGGCAACGATATTATTATCTGTGGACAGCACCATAGCAGTCACCAATGGAGAAACAATCCTCCGATGTCCAAATGGTTTGATCAGCAAGTGACAGAGATACGAAAGTACACTGATAGGCCTATCGTTATAAGGCCGCACCCAAGGAACAATGTCAGCATCGACGTGCGTAAGTATCAAAATGTGAGAATGGTAGGACCGCAAAGAGATCGTAGCACATATGATGATACAGATCTTGCAGATAGATTGAAGTCTGCATGGGCGGTTGTGAACCACTCAAGCAATCCTGCGATGACTGCCGCCATTGCCGGTATACCTGTTTATGTTTCAGAGGCCAGTCTCAGTTACGATGTTGGTAATAAAAACTACCAAAACATAAACAATCCGGAGATGCCAGATAGACAAAATTGGGCAAATAAGTTAGCATACACTGAATGGTGGACAAGCGAAATTGAAGAAGGACTACCATGGGAAAGAATTAAAAATAGGTTGAAAGAAAAATATCTATGATTGAAGTAAAAGAAAATTTCTTAGCACAGAGTGATCTAAAGGATCTCAAAGATATTCTGCTTGATCCTAGTTTTGCCTGGGCACTGAATCATGGAGTCAGTTATCCACAAGACGGACACATTCAATTTACCCATACCATCTATAGGGACGACGAATTCAAAAGCACATTCACATTGGGTGGCCTTGATATATTCAAAGAAAAACTAGGTATAGTTTCCTTAGTAAGAGCCAAAGTAAATCTGCTTCCAAGAGCAACTGAAGTCATTGAACACGATGCTCACATAGACATTCCAAACCCTCCTAGCAACCTTAAAACAGCAATTTTATATCTGAATACCAATAATGGTTACACAAAATTTGAGACAGGAGAAAAAATAACTAGCAAAGAAAATACTCTAGTAATCTTTGATGCAAAAACAAAACACAGCGGAACAACCAATTCATGTGACGCTCCGTACAGGATAGTGTTCAACTTAAACTATTTTTAATGCAGACACCAATAAAAGAAATACCGTGGGAAAAATACGAAGGCGAAACTGTCGTTGTCAACACCATTATCCGTAAAGGACAGAAGATTCAAGAGACTGCATTTTACGAAGACAAGGTAAAGTGTGTGCCTCGAGGCAATGCATACTGCATAGGAAACGGACCTTCACGTAAAGGCTTTGATCTAAATAGATTGAAAGAGACAGGGCAAACTTATGGTTGTAATGCATTATACAGAGACTTCTGGCCAGATTTCATTTTTAGTGTAGATACGAAAATGACCGCACAAATGATCAAGGACGAAGTGGGAAGGAAAACTATACACTATGCTCCATCACTAGAAGTAAACAGAAGATACTCCAAAGGTATGTTACATCTCATACCAAATAATCCGCACTGGATATCAGGCAACCAGGCATTTTGGACAGCAGGGGTGCATGGACACAAAAACATATATCTCATTGGATACGACTTCAGGGAATACGGTAAGGATCAACTCAACAACATATACCAGGACACAGAAAATTATGGACCAAGGGACGGCGATACTGTGTTCGATGGTTGGCTCAAACAGTTGCGTGACATGATAAAAATGCGGCCTTACGTCAACTACATTGTTGTACATGACAATCCGCCCGAAGGATTGAACTACCTACAGACAGGTCACGATTACGGCAATAGCAAAGTTATTAGTTACGCTGAATTTGAAAAGGTATTAACACCTTGATAGGCCGAGGCCAGCCAATTTAAATTTATTTTTCCAAGCATAGAAATTTGAATTGTGGTTAGCGTATGGATCTTTTATCCAAGCCATTTGATACAGATGTACCATTTCGTGTGCTAAAGTTTCAATAAAATCTTTCCATGTTGGAAACTTACAATGTAATTCAATATAGTATTCAACATCGATATGATAAGGAATAACCCTCTGGTCGAACTTTCCTTTAGGAGTTTTTCTATTGTCCCAATTGGCAACACATCTACCCCAGTCCTTGTGCAATTTCTTGACTTGTATTTCAACCATCGGTAATCTGCCATTGAACAAGCCTCTGTTTATTACCCTGAACCACTGATATGCCTGATCTGATGTTGGCTTATAACCAATTTTATTCTTGTGTCTGGTAAGAGTATTTTCTAACTTAATTTTAAGTTGTTTCCTTACATTTACCTTTTTATTTTTTGTTTTTTTCATGGTTGACTATTTTACCAATTATGTTATACTATATTAATAATTATCTAAAATACCATGGACAATATGCACACAGATTTGCCAAAAACAGTTAACGAAGCCCTTAAAATACTAGCATATAATGATTATTTTTGGGCAAATCCGTCAATGATAGGAAATACAGGCGTAATTAAGCCGCACCCAAAAGATCATGAAACCGTGAAGTCACTGGCAGAGTCACAGTATCCGTGGACTGAGAAGCAGGCCAGATTAGCATTGGTAATTTTAAAAAGGTACCTTACAAAGTTTCAAGCATATGGCATGGACATCAAAGGATTGCTAGACAATCCAGTATACGAGGACGAATTCAGGGTAATCAGTTTTGACAAAAGCATAGAAAAATACACAGGAGAGGATAATGTTGATAGGATAGAAATGCGTTTCCCATACAACAAAAAAGTAATTCAGTTGATAAGATGTTTAAAAGACAAAAGAGATATGCCAGCAGGATACAGTCAATATGACGGTGAGGCCAAGAAGTGGACTTTCTTACACACAGATGTTACTGCTTATTATCTAACTTTGATTGCCGTAAGGTATGATTTTAAATTTGTCGACGAATCCTTGTTAGATGATTATGAATTAATTAAACAAAATATCATTACACACAAACAGCCAACAGCCACAATGATAGGAGGAGAAATTGTATTGCAAAATGCTCCAGAGTCGTTACAAGAGTATTGGGAAAAATACATCAAACCTTTGAAATTAATCAAACAGATAGATAGTTTAAAAAATTTTAGTATTCCGACTAACGGTCTTAATGTGCCAGCAGAAACAGAAATTGGAAGGAAGATTGCACACAATCATTATCACAAATTATGGATAGATTCAAAAGCGTACAGCAAGAACGATGTTGTGAGAGGGTTGAAAGAACTTGATTGTTTTCCACTCATCATACCAGTAAGTGGAGATATACACATGGAGGCAGATGTTAAAGAATTCTGGGAATGGATGAACGCTTTTAAATTACATGGTATAGATATTTTAAAAGATTGCTCTTGGGGGTTTGATGTAAAGGAACCTATCTTCAAAAAAGATATTGATCGTCATCACAGCGACAGAACATATCTTCTAGATAACCAAAAGTCACACGAGTTCTTTGAAAATTTATATGAGTTACATCAAATGAGTAAACAGTTTAAATTAATATCTGAAAATACCAAAATCATATTTGTTAGAAACAGAATACCAAGGGCTCTTATAAAAAGTAAAATAAAACCAAAAGCATCGCTGGTTGCCCTTGGAGGTGGTTATTATGCCACAGGCACTGACAATCTAAAAAGACTTCTTGAAAATCTTCCAAAAAAGTTGTATTATAATGATCATAGACCAAGCAGTTGGGATTGGCACGATCATATTGTAGTAAAACTTTAAAATGAGCAGTTGTAAATTAGTAATAAAAGATGAAGTGAATGTAAAATTTGAGAACCTATCTCTCGAATGGAGGAAAAGATTATCCAATAAATTCAAATACGAAATACCTTACGCAAGACATCTCCCGGCGGTAAAGTTAGGAAGATGGGACGGTAAGGTCAGTTTCTTTGGCTTAGGTGGTACTACGTATCTTAACCTCGTTGACCAAATCATACCAATACTAGACGAGGGAGGAGTTTACATAGACGTCGAAGATCAAAGAGAAAAACACGATTATGAATTCAAAGCGGTGGATAAAAATTACATGTCGCACATCAAATGGCCAAGCAATCATCCGTGTGCAGGACAGCCAATTGAACTAAGAGATTATCAAGTTGAGACAATCAATAAATTTATCGAGAACCCGCAAAGCATACAGGAGATAGCCACAGGAGCAGGAAAGACAATTATCACTGCGGCACTTTGCCAACTGGTTGAGCCATACGGAAGGACCATGACCATTGTGCCAAATAAGAGCCTTGTGACACAAACGGAAGAAGACTTTCTTGCTTGTAACTTAGACACAGGCGTGTACTACGGTGACCGTAAAGAAGTAGGAAGGTATAACACAATAGCAACATGGCAAAGTTTGAACGTGCTTGAAAAGAAAGCAAAAAACGAACACAGCACAGAGTTCAAAGAATTTTGTGAGGGAATAAACACTATCATTATAGATGAAGTACACATGGCCAAAGCAGATGTCTTGAAGCGATTATTGACTGGCCCATTCGCACACTGCGGAATAAGATGGGGGCTGACGGGCACTGTACCAAAAGCAGATTATGAATTCATGGGATTGAAATGTAGCATAGGTGAAGTGGCAAACAGGATACAGGCAAGCGAACTACAAGACAAAGGTGTACTAGCAAACTGTCATGTAAATGTTCTGCAGACACAGGATCATCCACAGTTCAAGACCTATGCGGAAGAACTAAAGTGGCTGACTACAGACACTACAAGAATGTCCTGGATAGCAAATACGATAAAAGACATTGCGACTTCAGGAAACACCCTGATACTAGTAGACAGGATCTCCGCAGGAGAACTTTTAGAAAAGAAGATTAAGGACTCAGTCTTTGTTTCAGGGTCAACAAAAAACATGGATAGAAAGGAACAATACGATGAAATATCTACTGCAACGAATAAAGTTATTATTGCCACATATGGAGTTGCCGCTGTTGGCATTAATATTCCTAGGATTTTTAATCTTGTCCTTATAGAGCCTGGAAAGTCTTTTGTAAGGGTAATCCAAAGTATCGGACGTGGAATACGAAAAGCAGAAGACAAAGACAGTGTACAAATATGGGACATTACCAGCAGTTGCAAATTTGCAAAAAGACATTTAGGTGCAAGGAAAAAGTTTTACAAAGAGGCAAATTATCCGTATAATATAGAAAAGATAAATTATGAAAATCCTTACACTTGATGATAAAACATACACCCTGGAAAAAATTCCGGAATGGGTTGATGAGAAACTGCGATTTGCGGTCTTGGATAATTCAGATCCTGCCAATCCTGACTTCTTTTACATACCCTTAATATTCTTAGAGAGTTTTAATTCACCAGCGGCGGTGTTGGAGATTGGCAATCATAAAATTAAAATGCCGTTGGATTGGAAGATGCTGATAGGAGAAGCAGGACAATCCGAGATGCATGTACTACCGATCACAAGTTTAAACGACAGAGGATTTGACGCATTCACGTTCAATCCATTGTCTAGTCCTAAGCCTGACTTTTTACCTATAGATGTTGTAGACATCTACACAGAAGTAAAATGGTACTTTCCTAAAATTAAAACAGGACAAATGCTGGCGGTGCCTTTGACCGACGGACGTAATCCTGTGTGTGCTTACTTTGTTAAGGACATATCTCGTCAATGCGAACAGGTAGACTATGGCTCCGTCTGGTAGAAGAACAATCAAAATTGACGCACCAATAATGCTTACAAGCGACAAGATTGCTGTCTGGATGGATCAAGGAGAATGGGCTATGGATTTCTTTGATTGGTTACAAAAACAAAAACTTAACAAGAAACTAACAGGTTTACAACACATGCACAATAAAATAAAATTAACTTTTGTTACAGCAAAGGACTGTACAATGTTTGGATTAAAATATGCCAGCAGAAAAAAATAGAAAATTTTTTGATCTGAGAAATGGATTGAAAGCAGTAGACTTTCGAAACAAAGACTATTTCGATAGGATCGACGACAAAGAAAAATCTTTGTACTCGCCATACATGTTGATGAGATATGTTTCTGGTTGTTCATCGAAAGATCCATTCTTCGTGGAACACTACGTAGAAATGGTAAATGAATGTGTTAACAAACATTGCTTTACACTTGGCAAACATAAAAAATTATTATGGATACTGACCGCAATGTGTGGAACATTACAGCAACAGTTTCATCCATGGATAAAACCAATGAAGAGAGTTCCCAACAAGAGTTTGAAACAACTACAACAAATTTATCCAACCTGGAAAGAATCGGATTTGGAGACACTTGACAAAGTCATCACTGACCGAGAATTAGAGGAGTTACTAGAAGCACATGGCATCAACAAATAAATGCACATACTGTGGCAAAGAATTTGCAAAAGCAAGAACACTACAAGTTCATTTGTGCGAACCTAAAAGACGTTACTTACAACGTGACGAAAAATGGGTAGTAAACGCATTCATGGTGTTTCAGCGATTCTATCAGATACATCAACACAACAGTAAACCTAAGACATATGACGACTTTGTGAAAAGTGCATACTACAATGCTTTTGTTAAGTTTGGTAGATACATCATGCATATCGATCCTTTGTACCCAGACAAATACATTGACTTTGTCCTAAGATCAAAAATAAAACTAGATCATTGGGCAAGAGATGATTTGTATGAAACATATCTTATAGAGGCAGTCAAGACTGAACCTGTTGAGGCGGCACTGCAAAGAAGTATTGCAACAATGATGGACTGGGCCACAGAACAAAATGCACAATGGAGTGATTACTTTAGATTGGTCAACACAAATAGAGCCGTTCAACACATTCAGCAAGGTAAGATAAGTCCATGGCTGTTGTTAGGTTGCAACGCAGGCAAAAGGATGTTAAAATCATTTAACGACGAACAATTACAAATGATAGAAAGATTTATCAACCCAAGTTTCTGGCCATCTAAACTGAAGAGCTATCCTGCCGATCATATGTTGGTGCAGGACACAGCAAAGGAGGCCAAGATTGTCTAAGATCGATTTAGAAGTTTCAGATAACTTAGAGTTTGATGAAGGAGATTGTGCAGTGATAATCAAAGAGGACGGATCAATAGGAAGAGTTATAATGCCAAAAGTTGACAAAGAAATAATAAAAACAGAAGGTTACAGAAAACTTCTTGATGTGTTAGAGGTGTTGCAACCAGGATCACGTGATAAGATGATACAACACTCAGAGAAAGACAAAGGGAGTGTACACTAATGCCTGACGTAGACATAGATTTCTTTGATAGAGATAACACATTAAAACTTTTCAAACACACACCTGCTTCCATGATCAAAGACGGCAAGAGTGAGAAGCACAAGACAGGAGTATACTTCCATGCTGTGCCTGAACATCCTGTGACTGGACACGCAAGTTTAGATTACAAACAGGCGGAGGACAGGGGTTACTTCAAAATAGATTGTCTTAATGTAAACATCTACAAGGATGTTAAATCAGAACAAGAACTTGTGGAACTGATGATCCAGGAACCTGATTGGGATATGTTAAAAGATCCAAAAGTAGTTGAAAACCTTTTTCATCTAAATGGTCATTTCAACATAGTGTCCAAACTAGAACCACGAACTATAGAACAACTTGCGGCTGTGTTGGCCATAATACGTCCTGCTAAAAGAGGACTGATGTACAAGGACTGGACTGATATAATGAAAGAAGTATGGACAAGACCAACAGATGGCAGTTACTTCTTTAAGAAATCACACGCTGTTGCGTATGCTCAGGCAATTGTTGTTCAGATGAATTTGATGAGTAGAGCTAAATATAGTTTTGATGCACCATCAAAGAAATAAAAAAACTTCAAGAAAAAAACGTATTAAAAAATCCACTTCTTCTAAAAAGGAACCATATGGTTATCAGCCAGATAGTCCGTTAACACAACACTATCTTACAACAGGTGCCATACTTCCTGAAAAGAAAGAAAATTAAACAGGTCTTCGTACTAATTGGATTGTTCTACGTTTTACTCGCTTCTTTGAAATATCAGACAGTTTCACAGTTGGTCCATGCACTATCTCCACATCTTTAGAATTTAATGTTACTAAAGCAGTTCTGAAATAACGGAAATCACCTTTTAGGAATATATTGATCGGCAGTTTACGATTTGACTCATGCCACCAAATTTCCCCACACTTGAGAAACTTCATCTTATCTTGTGGTAACATCAGCCTACCATAATCATAAAAACTGATCACATTGGTGTCTTCGTTCTGCACGATGCCAACATACTCTAAATCGCCTTTTCTTATGAGGCTTAGAAAGGGAAACTTATCCCTGAGTGTGTTAAAAATTTCGTTCATTCTATATCTATAAATACTGTTAAATATGTATTATGCAAACAGTATCAAGGTATTTACTATCACAATTGGTAATAGCCTACATAAATGG